CTGAATGTTGTTTGATTAAATCGGGGAGCATTGCTTTGAATCTTTCTTCCTGAGCTTGCAGAGCTGATTCAGTTATCTTAGTTGCTGCGTGTGATGATTGGGCAAAAGATAGCTGTGTAACACTATTCATAGCTTCCATCATTGCGTTCTGCCCATCGCTACCGCCTGCATGAATCCGCGCCATAATCTCAGGAGATACAACCTTAGTAAAGTCTACTGTTTTCGCAGTATCAAGTAACTTAGCCGGGTCACTATTAAAACTAAATGGGGTATCTGGTTTTGCGTTAGGATCATTTTTCCACAAGTCCTTATACTGGTCTAGTGGGGATGCACCAGCTCCTTCAGTAGTTAATGTATTACTAGCGTTAGGTACTGTAGGGTTAGCATTAGCACTAGCTGCGGCTGCTGGAGGAGCAGTGGGAGTTGTGGGGGCTGCGGGTGCCGGTTTTGCTGTGTTAAATAGATCGAATACGCTTGCCATGATGTGATACTCCTTTAGTTATGATAGTGTTAAGTTTATACTGCTAGGTTATGTTACTGCGCTTGGTCTTGCTGTTTTAATCTCTCATATAGTAGCTCTTCTACCTGTATGCTTGTATCTAGCTGCCACTGAATTACATCAAGTTGACCTTGTAGGTAAGCAACTTGTTGGGCATAGGCTAGTACATCGTTTGGATTAAATACTAGATTTAGCTTCTGGTGAGCTATATTAGAGAGTTTATTCTGCAGTACAGCTTTATGCTCTGGAGTAAGCACACTGCCAGTTTCCTCCTCGAACTCACTTAGTTGGAAGGAAGAGAAACTATTGGGGACTAGTATTGCCATTTTGTGCTCCTTGGGTTTGTGGTGACGGTGGTTGTGTACTTGCCATTACTTGTTGCAATATTGTAGGCTGCTGTGCAGTAGCTGGTGCCTGTGTTTGTGCAGTACTTCCAGGTGTATATTGGAACTGTGCAGGTTGTGGCTGTGGAGGCATCTTACTTGGGTCAATCTGCTGCCCAGCTTTAGCTGCTGCTTCACTAATAGTTTGTATCGCTTGTTGCCACTGACCTACAGCCTGTTCATACGCTTGCTGCTGAGCAGACTTCTCAAAGGCTTTAAGGTCAGCACCCTGAGTTTTCATAAGGTAACTAAAGGCTGGAGCTATGTTATAGCCTGCAGCAATCTGAGGGCTACTTCCCATAGTCTGAAGTGCTACTTGTAGTGTATCACTATCAAGCTGTTTAGATACAGGAGTAAGACCGTCTGCCATCTTGAAATTGAGTACAGCAGTACGTAGAGCTACAGGATCAATAGTAACAGCTTGTTTATTAGCTGCACTATACAGAGTAGTACCGCCTTGGTATTGAAGAATATTAATCTTTAACATCTCTTTTAGAGGTGTAAATACCTGAGCTTCATATAGCATACTTATCATCTGGTCTCTACCAGATGCATTGCCCATGATATCACTATATTCTTCTTTAGTGCGATTACCCTTAGTAAAGAGTCCTCGCTGAGCTTTATTTCTACCTGTTGTCTCATCAGTCATCTCGCTGAGTTTCTGCATCTTCTCAAATACTAAGCCAGATTGATCATCCTTAAAGGGTAACTGCATATAAGATTCTGATACAGGCTTACCATAAGCAGCAGGCCGTACAGGTATCTTACTTGCTGGATTAGGATTATTAATATCAGCACTTGCAAGTCTAGAAGGGTCATAAATACCGCGATCAAATATAGCTCTACGACTTGCAGCAAATGACTGATTTAGCAGCGATGATGCAGCTTGCTGGAAGGGCAGTGCATTACTTGCGAGTGACTTAGTTTGATACTTCAGCCCATCCTCATTAGGTACACCGAAGAGTACAGGTATAAGGTTATGAGCATTAGTCTGGCGCTCTGCATATATCAGGACTTGGTTATTTACTAGTATAAATTTCCACACTTGCGGAGTGTTAGCAGCAGGTACTTTAAGACCAAAATCACTTGGAATAATGCGGCCATACAGAGTTGTAAGTTCGTATAGATTCTTATACTGTATAGTTGGATTCGGATTACTTAATGAAGCCCATGCCATCCAGTCAGTACTAGCACGTATGTTACGATTAAGAATACTATCTGGATTCAGCAGGGGTTGGTAATAAGATTCTGGAGCAGTATTACCTGGCCCACCGATACCACTCTCAAATGCAAGAGTTAAGTTCTCAATGATCTTATTTGGAAGCTTATTAATGAAGTCCTTAAGAGCTGTACGTGATACAAGCTCAGTAGTACCAGCAAATTCGCCCTTAGTACTTATATGGGTCGGCTCAACTCTTGTATCAAAGAATGTATTATACATATCCCAGCGCTTCAGGATATTACCTTCCCACTGTACACTCTTAGGTTTAGCTTCTTTAGGGCTATACTTAAGATCAGTCTCTAGAGCCGCAGTAACTATACTATCCCAATTAACTTCCAGTGCACTGATATTATACTTAAATCCGTCACGGAAGAACATCTGCAGTTCACGTACCCAGCCACCTTTGATAGATTGATCTTCTATAATAGTGTTAAGCTGTAAAGCTTCGTCCTCATACTCAGGACTTGCAGCACTTTCAAAGATAGGCAGGCCGCTGAGAAATACACTAGACTGATAGGCTACTGCAGATTCTACTTGAGGCATAACTACAGGTACTGTGATATTCTGCAACTTATCACTATCACCATACCGGTTAGCCAGCTTTGCGCGGCGATTCTCTACTGTCCAATCCTGCTCGCGTATATAAGCTAAGTCTATATTACGCATGTTCTCACGAATGTTCCAGTTCTGCAGTTGTAGTTGGAAGCAGGATTTATGGAACTGGATAATTCCTTCTTGTGCACTCTTTGGTACATACATTGGAGTAGTAGGAGTTGCCATGTGTGTAGTTACCTATAGGTTATATTATTTGGGAGTATTACTTAGTGTCTGGGCCGCTATGGAGCAGCTTCATAATTTCCATAGTTTTACTGTGAATATGTTCAATAGCCTTAGCACTACTGCTAATAGCCATTTCACCTAAGCCCTTAATAAGTCCTGGCTGTTTAGGGTAACTATTTTGTTGTGAGGCTTGTACTTGCATACCGCGCATCTCGCGTAAGGAGTCTACCGCGGCTTGTTCGCTAGGAGATAAGCCAGTAGTTGTAGCTGCTGCATTATTCAGGGAGGTTACAGGGTCGCCGGATACTGTTTCACCTGTAGCAGCTTGATAAGCAGCATGCTCTGCAGCAGTCATAACTCCATCACCTTTACCCGAGGTATTATCTGCTACCATACTAGCGAGTCTATCCATAGCTCCAACTACGTGAGGATTGTTAGCATGTAGATCAGGATGATTCAGTATTGCCTGCATATCATCACTATTTGCAACTCTTGAAAGTAGCTGATCAATTGGTTCTTGTGCCATGGTGTATCTCCTATGATTATATTATGCTATATTAGCAGCTACAGTTATCTTCTATTGATAGAACTGCTATATTTCCGTACTCTTGTTTACCCATTGGCGCCTGCATAGCTATAAAGTGTCCGAATTCAGATATAACTCGTGGGCTATATGTAAGTAAATCCAGTATTCCATCTACATTATCACGCTTAAGCGGACGGAACTGGCTAATTTGATAGTGTACTTGTACTTTTACGTCTGGGTGGATGATAATATCTCCACTTGCTAGCTCTTTAAACATATTAAGTATGCGAGTTACCTTGCTGAGGCTACCACTATAAATAGGTACACACTCAATACCTATTATTTCCAGCTGCTGCGCTATAAATTCAAACCAATATAGTAATGAATACTGATATGCGTTAGATTCTATAGCTATAAGAGTACAATTATACTGGAAACACATCTTAAATGCTTCTCGAATAGTATCTCCAGGACTAAATCTATCTTCTAATACGTGCCGTAATACTGGCTTACCATCTAATATCTGGAAATGCCCAATACTTACAAGGTCACTATTAGCTTTATCATTAGAGGGGTCTATTATTATATAGTCACCTAGTGATAATTCGTGCTCATCGTAAGGGTATTGTGGTAGTTTATTAAGATCAAGGTTACTATTAGTATTGGCATTCTCATCATTTAAGACTTCTGCATAGAAGATTTCTGGGTGACCGCTGTTAAGATCGCTTTCGAACTCCTGTAGTAACTGCTCTAGTGGCTGTAACTCTTCCCACAAAGATGTACCATCATCTAATATCCCACCTACAATGAACTTAGTCCAGCTAGGATTAGCTTTTAACTTACGTAATATGCTCCATCTGGTAGGATACATATTAGCAACAAAGATGTATAGGCAGCCAGATGGGGATTTAGCTTTCATAGCTGTACCTATCATCCACTGCTCAATACCTTCACTAACAGTTTGGCTATCTGCTTCCTCACGAGTTTGTATGTCCTCAAATATCATAAGGTCTGGACGCTCGTTATCTCTATTAGTACCACGAACTGCGCCACCTTTACCTATAGCCTCCAGCATAATAGTGCGGCCACGATAACCGAATACCTTAAAGGCCTGAGTATCAGTTGTAAGTCCGACACGATAGTCACCGAACACTGCTAATATGTTGCTATTAGCCAGCATAGTACAGACGTCGGTGATGATATTAATTGCATGCTTTTCTGTAGCACTAATTACAATTATATATTTACGCTTAGTAAATAGTATTGTGTATATTATGAAGAATTTAATGAAGGTAGTTTTACCAAAGCCGCGAGGTAGGCCAAGGGCTAACTTACTAAAGTCCCGAGGTTTATGTATATAACTTATGAGCCAGTTCCAAGCAGCAATAAATACCGGAGGAAATAAGTATTTCACCATAGTTGGTGCACAGAGTGCAGCTAGGAAGTCTAGGCTAGTTCTCGCAAGTTCGAATACCTGCGACTGCTCATAACTAGCATTCGTGATATCATCTTCTGGCTGAGCTGGTGCTATAGGCTGGGAAATACCAAGAGCCTGTTCAATACTTTCTGGTGTGGCCACTTATAATATCTCCATAGTTGTAACTTGCTGACTAAATTGATAGTGTAGTTGTAATAGTATATCAGCTGCACGTTTACGGTCAGCCTCTAGTAGTTGCTTAGTTTTGAGTGCGGCTGCTAACTTAGTTTCCTCCGCTTGCTGCTGTTTCTCCGCTTGTGTCATTAGGTGTACCTCTACTGGTTATATTT